TACTTAATTGCAAAATTCTTTCGAAGATTCAAAGCTCTAATTCTAAGAGCATTTACGTCTACTACATTTTGTGCAATAGATATGTCTGCTCGGTTCTTAACTACGTCTGGGATGTGCAAACAGTTAAGGATGGCAGTATCAGGTTTAGCGTTGCGAACAGAGTGGAACAGGCCGTTTGTAACAGCTTCTGAAGCAGACATGTAGGTCTCAGCTTCCATAAGGGTCTTCACCTGAGCCTCGTTCATAGAAGTTCTGGTAGTGAAGATATCTACGATGCTGTTGCGGTGAGACTCCCAGCGGTTCTGTACGTTCTGGATCTCATTGAGTGAGTCGATCTTGGCGTACAGATATGGGTTGTGCATCATGAACAGACCGCCATTGCATATCTGTCGCTCTGACCCAGCAAGTGCCAGCCAGCCAGCAGAACTGAATGCGTAGCCGTCAACGATGGTTGTAACCTTACCGGGATGCTCCAGCAAGCGGTTGTACATTGCCAGAGCAGCACCAACCTCACCACCTGAAGAGTTGATACGGACGTTGAAGTCGCGTGGTGCGTCCTTCAGGAAGTCTGTAACATCGGCAGGTGTAGCGAAGTTGAAGGTCTCACCATCGTACGTCTTCTGAGGCATGATGATGTCGTAGATCAGCAGTTCGTCAGCCTTGTTGAAGGTGACCTTGCACTCCAGTGTTTCACCAGAAGGCAACTGCTTACGATTCAATACAAGTGACTTCATTGTCGATTCCTTCTGGTGATTTCTGGTTGGATACCCAATCTGCGACGACGTTGTCCAGAGTTGATGGACCAATGGTGATCAGGTCTTTCCAAGGTGCTAGCTGGTCCATCAGCATTCCGTGGAACTTATCGTTGTAGAACTCAGCCTTGGCAGCATCGAAGTCATCAGGACGGGACTGCTTCTTCTGGTCAAGGACGCGAGTCTCGTACTGCTTCAAACCGTTGATGACGTTGAGAAATGCTGACTTGACTCTCTCTTCAGCATTACGAATACGCTTGTCGATGTTGTCACCAGAAGGAGACTTGTCCATCTTACCTCCTGATGGAGCTTTTGCTGCTTCAGCTTTCTCCGTGACTGCTGCATGTTCTTCGGCAGAAACCATACCTTCGTTAGTCTTCTTGGTGGTTTCAATCTGAGCTTCAGCCATGTCATTGGCAAGGTCAGCACCTTCCTCCAGATGCAGGGAGTGCTGTACGGTCATCAGGTTAACAGGAACGTAACGCAATGAACTTGACTCGTCGTTAGGGTCAATGTGCATACCGAGCAGACCAGCACCATAAGTCCTGTCGATGAAGCCGATCTCGAACAAGTTTCTGAGAGCGGTAGTAAACTTGTCGATGACGTTGCGGTACAGGTACAGTAACTCGAACTCGAAGCAGTACAGCATCTGGGATGGAAGAGGAATAAGCTCTGACTTGAACTGACCTGCGATGCGTGAGAGTAATGGACCAATACCAGTCTGGACGAACAAGGCTACTGCCTGCGACAGATCAGCATCACCAGCTTTAGTTCCCATGTAACTGTGGAGCAGAGCAGGGGGGATGTTCAGCCCACGAGCTACATCTTCCACGCTGAAGGCACGAGTCTCGATGAACTGAAGATGCTGGAATGGGATACCCATGTGAACAGGCTTGAGTCCCTGTTCTAGGATACGGGTACGGAAGATGTCCTCCAGTGGAGCGTTGGGGTCGTCTGTGAAGTTGGCTTCGAGACGCTTCAGGACTTCAGGAGCCAGTCGGTTCTCTGTGGTCAGGAACATCTGCGTAGCGATACCACGACTGTAAAACTTCCAGCCGAACTCCTCAGAAGCACGGTAGAGGTCCAGAGACACCTCAGAACACTCTACGAAGCCGATAGCACGGTGGTATTCCGTATCGAGGACTTTACCCTTGAAGTGGGCGATGTCGCTCTTAGGCAGCAGCAGAGGTTCTGTACGGATGTCGCGGGAGGAGACGCCTGTGTCAATGCGGTACAGGAGTTCGCCCTGAACAGCTTTACGACCCGTGGACAGTTGCTCCTGACCAGAGGCACGAGAGATGTTCCCTCGGGTAATTCTGGATGGGTGAATGTAGTACAGGCGGGATGTGCGGCCTTGTTGGTCACGCTCTCGGTAGAAGTAACAGTTACCATCCATCAGGACATCGTAGACGATTGTTAGGAGACCGTCGTCGGAGGACAGTTCTGGATGGAAGTAATGAGAGAAGATACGTGATGCTGGATTGTCCGTTGTCGGTACGACTTTAGTCTTGGCTTGTGAGCCAGCTTCCAGTGCGTACATACGACGAGGAATGGAACCAATCATGCCGGTGTAAATGTCGATGGCACACTTAACGGCAGATAGCTTTAGAGCAGCAGTCGTGTTGTTGGTATACTGCTTCTCGTGGTTCAGTACGCCGAACAGGTTCTTCCACGACAGCGTACCTGTGGTGTTGAGCACGATGTCGATGAGGTTACCGACAGCGGTCTTGGAGATAGTGTCTTTTGGTTTGCGAGAAAACCAGCCCATGTGATGTCCTATTTCAAACCACGGATTTCTGTGATGGTTTCAACTTCAGGGTACATCCATGCTCCCATGGCCATTAACCCCGCTACGATACCGTCGATCTTGTTGGTAGACTTCGATCTGTCCGGTCTGCGTTGTCCATCTCTGGACTGTACGATAACTACGTTTCCGATCATCCAATCAAGGACAGGGTGACCGCCATGCTGGAATTGGTGGTCGATAGCCAACGCTTCCATACGGCGGCAAGGCTCATTCATTCCGGCAAAGGACTGGGGGTAAGCTCTAGCTGGAAATCCGTATTGTTTGAGGGTGGTGTAGATATGATGTGATCCCCAGCGGTCGAAGCATATCTCTCGACAACCGGAGAAATGGGACAGGATACCTTTGTTGTTTCCATCCCCGAGCATGGCAGTAATGATTGCGTTCTCATCGACTGTATCCAAAGGGGATGTTGCATTGATGACGCCTGATTCCCACCATTGACTGTAGGGTAGATTCTGCTCCTGTGATCGTTGGTAGATGGATGTTGCAGGACACCAGCCCCAATGTAGCATAACACCGTACTTAGGAAACCACAAGTTCAGTGATGCAATATCGTTCACCGAAGCGTTGTCGAATCCAGCGTAACACTCTTCTTCCTGCAGGAACTCAACTTGACGAATGAACCACGACCAGTACAACTGATAGCGGCCAATGTACACGTCGACCGAAGTTGCCGTAGTAAATTTCTGGTCGTTAGCAATGTTGCACCAATAGGGATGCTCCGACATCCACTCTTTGATAGCAGTGATTGAGAGTAATGGGGTTTCAGGACTAGCGTTTCCGTTAGCCCAGATGTGGGATGGAATCCATGCTGTTTCGGTTTTGGTACGGACGTTAAGGTGAAGGCGGAGGAATCGGTTAAGTTCTACAGGGTTGTTTTCTGCATTTCGTACAAGCCGTTGAAAGTACTCTGTCGTGATGCTCTTACCGTAGTTTGGATTAGCCTTCATCCAAACTTTCTCAGAACGAAAATCGTCAGAGATGTCGGCTTCGTAGATCACTGGCAGAAAGGTAGGCTCCCACTGCTTGTCGCAGGCGATGGCTTTCGCTTTGTCGTAAAGACTGTTACATACCGATGGACGATCGTAGTCGGCTGTTGTGGTATACACAATCAGTGCTTGCCGTCTTGCTCCTGTTCCGGTTAACAACACGTCAATAAGTTCTGCGTTAGGGTGAGCGTGGACTTCGTCGATGTACACAAACGAGGGAGATAGTCCGTGTTTACTATCGGCCACTGAGGACAAGACTTTGAATATGGTTCCGTCCGTGTGCTCAAACGATCTTGTAGACCTGAATACTTTTTTGTCGCGTAAACGAGACAGTAACTTAGGGTTGTTTTCAATCATGTATTGAGCATGCCTGAAGTTATTCGAAGCCTGTTCAACATCCGACGCCGCACAAAACAACTGACCTCTTTTCTCTTTGTCCACGAAGAACATAATCAATGACACAACTGCACCAAATGCCGTAGTTTTGCCTTGTTTACGAGGGCAGTAAATAAAACACTCTTTGTATCTTCGGTAATCTGTACCTACCTGTTTCCAGCAAAACATGTTGGCGTAAATACATGACTGCCAAGTCTCTGGTATGAAAGGTAGCCCTGTGTTTTCAGCTTCTGGGTAGCAGCACTCGTTGACAATAAAGTTAATGATTCTGTCCCATTCTTCGCAGTCGAAGTAATATCCTTCTGCAGACACAAATGGGTTGTACGTTGGTAAACCTTTAATGAACTTGACAGTATTAATTTCCTTCCATTTCCAGCCGATCAGCTTGCCGTGCTCATACAAAGTTTCAGGAATTCTTATTTTGCTGGGTCCACGTACGTACGCAGATTCTGGAGATGTGTCCAGTTCGAGGGAGTCTATGTTCATGGGGGTATTCGTTCAAGCAGTTACTTACGGGTCAAAGCATCTTCAGCCGACCATCCTTTTGCTATTCTTCTACGAATACTATAGGACGGAATTCCGACAGTAGAGGACCACTGAGAAAGGCACATTGTCTTACCGAATGCTGTAATGAGCCTTGAATTTCTTTTGTTGCGATTTTGGTCTAACTGCACAGCCCAAACACAATTGTCAGGGCTGTAGCCTTTGTTGTTGTTCTCGCGTTCGATGGAATGCTTGTGTGACGGAGGGTCTCCCATATCAGCATAGAAGTTAGCGAAGTCCAGCCATCTGTCGCACAGAGTTATCCCTCGTTCACCGTAATGGTGGTAGTCCTTATTATTTGGGTTTTGGCATCTAGCCTTTACGTGCATCCAAGTATTGTAAACTTTGCTGTGTCTTTTTCCGTGTCGTGTTGCCCGTTTCGATTGTATGGCACGCTGTATGCAGCCGCACGAACTTGACTTGCCTGATTTAACATTGTGTACTTGACACAGACTAAAATTTCCACACGCACACGAGAACACTGCCAGTGTGTTAGGTACTCCCTTAACGCGAAACAATGGACCTACTTGTGTCAGAGCACCGTGGGATACGTAAATTGTGGGGTGTTTTACGAACATTCTACTGTCCTTCAAAAGTTATGGTACCAGTTTCGAAGGACATCACATCGTCAGCAGTTCCAGTGCCTGCGTAAGTCCAAAGGAAGGTCAGAATACCAGAGTACTTGTATTTCTTGAGTCCCTTCGCTGTTTCTGAAGCAGGAAGTTCAATGACAGCGTAAGGAGCACCAGCACCTGTTCCAGTACCTGGAGGGTCTACGAAAGTTGCAGTACCTGTAATGACTCGTGTGGAGTCAGTCTCACCGGATCGTTGAAGCGTGAAAGTAACAGAAGCGTCAGCAAAGTTCAGGGAGCCGGTAGACGATAGTGGTGTGCCGTTAGTGTCAACGATTGGGATCTGGATCTCACGACCGTTCTGTTCAGTGTAAGAATCACCGATCGTAAGAGTTTCTGGGAACGAAGTAATGGTTCCGGGTTCGAGGACTGCTGCAGCCAGCAAGGAAGTAATGGCACCAACAGATCCGATAGTATCTGTCTTGGTTTGGATCACATCTAACTGGGTAAGGATCTCTTCCTGCTTAGCAAGCGTAGCGTCACCAGATCCACCTCCACCACCACCACCAGCAGGTGCTAGCTCCAGCATGTTTGCAGTAAACTGGTACACGGCACCGTCCAACACAAGACCGGTGTCGATCTTGTCTGTGACTGCTTTGATCGCCAGAACTTCAGTGTCGATGAAGTTATCGATTGTGTCAATCTTACCTTCGACGGTACTGAGAGCTGAAGATGTAGCGTAGTTCGCCGCAACAATGCTTCGAGCCTCGAATTCCGCAAACGTTGGAATGTCGCCGAGTTGTGTGTCAAGGTTTGCTGATGCAAGGCCGACTGCTGATCTCACACCAGAAGCATCAAGCGTACTGAGTCCTGATTGAATTTGATCAACCACGTCTGCGTCCAATGGATCGCCCGACCCTGATCTCGTCCACTCAATGCCGTTACCGCTGCCCGATCCTGTTAGTGTGATGTTTGGTGTTGACCCGGAAACGTCGATTGTCACTGCACCGAACGTGATTGCTGGTTGTGTTGCTGCG